CGTGATTAGTAGCTAGTTCGCATGTATTCATTATGTTATCTCCATATTTGATATTTCAGTAGTAATTTCGGATAGTCTATAACGCATATCTTCTAAATACGAATTTATGGTTAAGTATCCGCTAGGTGTGATGCCTCTATTGACATCTTCTAAATTGAGGTCGATAGCGTGTAGAGCCTCTGTAATATAGTCTAAATCAGGTTGCATGATGTTTTCTCCTTTTATGAATTATTAAATTGTGGGAATTGTTGATAAAGCATCGTTAGAGGTAAACAAAGCACCGCCATCGTTGCCCTCATCGTCTGCACTTGCATAAATGTGAGTGCCATCGTCAAAAGAAATGACTAGAGGAGACTTATACCAGCCAAGAATTTCCATTTCTTGCTCGGATAAATAATCACAATTAACGACCTTTTTGCCTATTAAGAGTTTTTTTGCTAACGTTCCCCAATGCTTTTTATATTCTATTGTAGTCATTATGTATTCTCCATGTTTATAAAGTTTTTAGCTTGTTTAATAGATCGAAAATTATCTCCCCAAACGTCATAAGGGTCTCCATTTTCGTCTAGTTTCCAAACGTGATAGTATTCTGTTCTCCCTGTAAAGCTATAACTGTTATTTATAAGATAATTGTTATATATTATTTGGTGCATGGTAAAGTCTCCTTAAAGTGATTCAACATAAAGACTAGCATTAGGATAGTCTTTTTTATGGACTTCTATAAATAGTTCTGCATGATTTTTACACTCGAAATTACTAGCAATTATTTCATCTGTATTTTCATCAATTACAACATAGTCCATAATATTTTCCCTAAATATATTCATGGTCAATAGTTATAGCCCATGAAAGTATAGTGTATTCATAGGCTACTTCTATAGCCTGTGTTATTTTATTTATGCTATCTACATCAGCAAATTGTAAAGTAAACTCTGTTAAAAGAAAATCTTTAGTTTTTTTGGTAGATTCATACGCTTTAAAAGTGATATTAGCTAACATGGTTATTCTCCTTAAGTTTAAATATACTTACATATATTGCCTCTACTATGTCAGCATATTCTTTTTGGTTATAGTGTTTAATGCTTATTTCACTTACTAATTTTTTAAATAATGTGATTTCATTCATTGTGAAGTCTCCTTATTAAGATTGTTTATAATAGTTCTAAAATAAATTGTAGCGTTGTTATAGTCTACATTAAAGCATCGAGCCTCTTCTTTATCCCAATAACTAGGAATATAGAATAAGCCCTCTTCATTTTGCTTAATATAGTCTATGCTTAACTCTTGAATATAGTTTATATCTGATACGCTTCTAGAATACATTGTCAAGCCTCCTAATAAGATAACATTAATAATAAGAACATATAAAAAGTAATAAGCCCCATTAATAAGATAAAAAAGTTTTGAAGTAAGTTATTCATTGTTTATTTTCCTTAATGTAAAGATTGATATATAAAGTCATAGTTATCCAACATGAATAGATTATCAGATTCAAATTTATTGACAAGATAATTTAAAATATAATCTGATAAAATATCGTCTTTATTTGATAATGCCTCTGAAAAGGTATAATGAGACATAAAGCCGTCTCTCGACGTAGTGCTATATTCTAAATACTTAATGAAATCTTTATCACGTTTAAAGGTTATCATCAATAAAGCATTATCCTTTTCTGATATATTGCAATTAATAACATCTGTTGAATAATTGTAGTATTGAGGGCTTATAAGTTTTAAGTCTTTAAAGTCCATGTCAAGATCATAGTTATCTTTGATCCATGACTTAAACTCATCTGTAAAGACTTCTATATAGTCCTTATGAATAGTTTTATAGTCAATGTTATCTACTATTGATTCATAGTCATAGAATCCGTTATCATCTGAATAATAAGAATCTATTGCAAAGTCTATGTTATCTGAATGAATAGAGTTATAAAAGCCATTGAAACGTATATTGGTGTTAATCATAATATAATCTCCTTGTTAAGTTTATAATAGCTGTCAGATGTAAAGCATTTTAAATACCTGTTATAAGAAAAGTATATATCTTTATTCTGATAGTAGTTCTTATTAATACATTGTTTATATCCATTGTCAAGCAAATATTTAATACCTTTAGCTTGTTTAAGTTCCAATCTTGCATAGGGCTCATTATGTATATCTTGTTTAATAATTACCTTATCCAATAGCATAGTAATAACTCCTTTATATTGTCAAGTTTGATTAAAGCGTAGTTATAAAAGGGAATCAGTTAAAATTCCCCCTATAACATATATACTAATTTAAGTTAGCTAGAATGTAAACGCCTTCTTTAATCTTCTTTTCTGTCTCTTTAGTAGATTCATTTAAGAATGTAGAGCGATGTTTAGAAGTAGTTCTTGAATAGTTCCAATAAACAGGGTCAAGGATAGTCTTCCCGTCTTCTATCTTAACTATAATAGATTTATAGGATTGGAAGAAGGTTGCCTTGTCATTATGGATAATGAATTGGTTTGCAACGATGTTGCCTCTATTGTTTACGATATTAGATACTTTCATGTAAGTCTCCTTAAGTTTTGTCAAGATTGACAATGTAATAATATACCTAGTGAATAACTTGTCAAGTATTATTTATAATTAAATTGTAACAAATTGTAACAGGATAGTTAAGGGTATTTATATAGTATAGATAACTTAAAGACATCATATAACCATATTGAGACGCACACAATCGCACGCTAACGCATTATTAAACAAGGGTTGATACTTACCCCTTACCCAAAATAGATACATATTCAAGGATAAGAAATCATGGACGATATAAAAGAAAGCACAGAGACAGAGCCTGTTGAATTGGTAGAGGATAAGGCAGGAAAAGGAAGACCCCCGCACCTTCCAAATGCAGACACCCGAATTAAAGTTTATACATTATCTACAGTAGGAACTAGGCACGAAGATATAGCCTCAGTACTATCCATCTCACACGATACACTTGTCAAGTACTATAAAGAAGAGCTTGACAAAGGTCGTATTGAAGCTAACGCATCTGTAGCAGAGACTCTATTTAAACAAGCTAAAGAAGGCAACACCACAGCTATGATCTTCTGGTTGAAGTCTCGTGCTAAGTGGAAAGAAACGTCACAACATGAGATCAGTGGCAATCCTGATGGAACACCTGTAGAAGTTAAGATTGTCACAGGTATAGACTAAGCAAGACCCCCCACCCCCTTTTTTTGAAACGCCAGTACCCAAATTTTTTATAGGATATTATTATGAACTTATCTGATTTATTAAAACAAAACACATATCCAGCCACTTCTGGTATTGGTCAAATGACACCAGCTCTTAGTCAACTTACAGAAGCTGAAATGGCAGCACTTAAGTTTGAACAAATGAAAGCACAGATGGATGAGATGTCAAGAATGAGACAAATGGCTCAAGCTTATGGCATGGGTCCAATGACTCAAAATGAAGACAATACTATGGTCAACGCTATGAGACAAATGAACCCTATGGGCAACACCATGCAAAACATCCCAGCTAACGTAGGTGGTATGTCTGCACGCAATACACAGCCCCCTATGGACATCAACACACTTTTAAGAGCTTTAGGCTACAGATAATGAAAGGTCTTTATTCTAACATCCATGCTAAACGCAAACGTATCGCTGAAGGTTCTGGCGAGAAGATGCGTAAGGTAGGAAGTAAAGGTGCTCCCACAGCAGCACAATTTAAACAAGCAGCTAAAACAAAGAAAAGGAAATAATCATGCCAATGGTCGGAAAAATGAAATTTGCTTACAATGAAAAAGGTAAGAAAGAAGCTAAAGAATACGCTAAAAAATCTGGTAAAAAAGTAGTTGCTAAACCTAAAAAGAAATGATTAAGAAGGGCAAAGAAACATTCTCTGGTGTTAATAAGCCAAAGAAGACACCTAACCACCCTACTAAGTCACACGCAGTATTAGCTAAAGTAGGTGACAAAGAAAAGCTTATACGCTTTGGACAGAAGGGTGTGAGTGGTGACAAAACAGATACAGCAAGAGCCAAGTCTTTTAAAGCTAGGCATGCTAAAAACATAGCAAAAGGTAAGATGTCTGCCGCATATTGGGCTAACAAAGTAAAGTGGTAATTTAACAACTAGGAGGCGATGACCCTATATGGAGTCGCAAAAAACTTTAGATACTGGGTATAGACCACGAGTCCCCCAAAAACTGATACACCAAGCAGTCAAAGACAATCGTTTTGTAGTCGTAGTAGCACACAGACGTATGGGAAAGACTGTATCAGCTATTAACCAACTTATACATAGTGCACTCACCTGTACAAAAAAAGAACCTAGATACGCATATGTAGCTCCTACATATAATCAGTCTAAACGTATTGCATGGGACTACCTTGTGAACTATACAAGACCCTTAGGTGCTAAAGTAAACATTGCCGAACTTCGTGTAGACTTTATGGGTAGACGTATCTCACTATATGGTGCAGATAACCCTGACTCACTTCGTGGTATTTATCTCGATGGTGCAGTTATAGACGAAGTAGGTAATATCAATCCATCTGTCTTCAGTGACATCATCCGACCTGCGTTGACAGACCGACTAGGTTTCTGCGTTGCTATGGGTACGCCCAAAGGCAACAATCACTTTAGAGGGTTGCGAGATAGAGCCGCTGAAGGACAAGGATGGAAATTATTAGAGTTTAAATCTTCGGATACTAAACTACTAAACGAACAAGAATTAACAGCAGCCCGACTTGAAATGGGTGAAGATAAGTTTATGCAAGAGTTTGAGTGTAATTTTAACTCTCCTGTAGAAGGATCTTACTACTCTAAACTTATAAATGAAATAGAAGAAAAAGCACACATCACAGAAATACCTCGTGATGATTTGTGTCGTAACTACACAGCATGGGACTTAGGCATGTCTGACTCTACAGCTATCTGGGTAGCTCAACTGACAGGCAAAGAAATAAGACTGATTGACTATATGGAAAATCATGGTCAAGGATTAGATTACTATGTGTCATGGCTTAAAGACAATGACTATGCACACTTTACACACATACTTCCGCATGACGTAGAAGTAAGAGAATTAGGTACAGGCAAATCTCGTAGGGAGACCTTAGAAGATTCTGGTCTTAATATTCTGACTGCACCTCGCCTTAATGTGGCAGATGGTATACAAGCAGTGAGACGAATAATTCCTAGATGTTGGTTTGACCCAAAAGCAAAACAAGGTCTAGATGCACTACGAAACTATCGTAGACACTATGATGAAAAAAGAGCTGTGTTCCATGATAGACCATTACATGATTGGTCATCACACGCTGCTGACGCATTTAGATACCTTGCTACAGGTCTAGATGATAGCCCAGCTGAAGAATGGAATAAACCTATTAACGTAAATACTAAATGGATAGTTTAATGGATATTAACAAATTAAAAAGTATTATTGAGTCTGAAATTGATGATTCTATAGGCTATGTTGAAACAGACACAGTTGCAGAACGTCAAGAGGCACTTGAATACTATCTTCGTGAACCATATGGCAACGAAGTAGAAGGCAAATCACAAATTGTTACTGGTGAAGTAGCAGAAGTTGTAGACGGAGCTTTGCCACAACTTATTCGTGTATTTACATCTACAGACGGTGTAGTAGAGTTTCAGCCTACAAACAATGGTGACGAACCTTTTGCACAGCAAGCAACAGAGTATTGTAATTGGGTATTCTACAGACAAAACGATGGCTTCTTAATTCTACATAACTGGTTTAAAGACGCACTTCTACAAAAAACTGGTATCGTAAAAGCATACTGGGATGAAAAGGTAGACGTTACAAAAGAAAAATACGAAGGTCTATCTGACGATGATCTTATGATGCTCATGCAAGATGACGAGCTAGAAGTCGTAGGACAAGAAACAGAAGAAGAAATAAAAGAGATTACTGACCCAATGACAGGTCAAGTATTCCAAAATGTTACTCGTGAACACAAAGTTAAAGTAAAACGCACTAAAAAAGAAGGTAAAGTAGTCGTAGAAAACGTACCACCAGAAGAATTTCTCATCTCTAAACGTGCTAGAACCATTCAAGACTCACCATTTGTAGCACATCGTAGAATGATGACTCGTTCAGAGTTAGTTGCTATGGGATTCAAAAAAGATGTAGTAGATTCTTTAGAGTCTGGTGATACTTTAGAGTTTAGTCCTGACAGAATTGCTCGTTATTCTCGTGGCGAACAACCAAATTCTATGGGGTCGCAAGATCAATCTATGGAAGTGGTAGAAGTTTACGAATGTTACATCAAAGTTGATTACAATGATGACGGAATTGCTGAATTAAGACGTGTTGTATACGCTTCTAATGAAGTTTTAGAAGATGAAGAGTGTGATTATATCCCATTCCACTCACTTTGCCCAATTCCAATCCCACATAAATTCTACGGACAATCTTTAGCTGACAGAGCACTTGATTTACAGCTTATTAAATCAACTGTTTTACGTCAAATGCTAGACAATCTGTACTTAACTAACAATTATCGTGTTGGTGCGGTAGAAGGACAAGTAAATCTTGATGATTTATTGACATCTACAGCTGGTGGTGTAGTTAGATTGAAAAATCCTAACGCTTTAGTGCCTTTAACTGTAGCTTCTACAACACAAGGCTCATTCCCAATGCTTGAATACCTAGATGGCGTACAAGCTAGACGAACAGGTGTGTCAGATTCACAAAATGGTATTGATCCTAATGTCTTACAAAACGTAACAGCTGCTGCTGTGTCAGCAATGTCACAAGCAAGTGCAGGAAAGCTAGAATTAATAGCCCGTATCTTTGCAGAAACAGGTGTTAAATCGCTTTTCAAAGGTATCCTTACCCTCCTATGCAAATACGAAGATAAAGAGAAATTAGTGCGTTTAAATGGCAAGTATGTAGCATTTAATCCTCGTGAATGGAGCACCCAATACAATGTATCTATTAACGTAGGTTTAGGTACTGGAACTCGTCAAGAGCAATTAACTACTATGCAAATGATCTTGCAAAAACAAGAAGAAATCATTCAAACATATGGCTTATCTAACCCATTAGTAAACTTAATGCAATACCGCAATACATTAGCTAAGTTTGTTAACATGGCTGGATTTAAAGATGCTACTCAATTTATGAATGAGATTACTCCAGAACAAAATGAACAACTTTCACAACCACAACCAGAAAAACCAGATGCAAACGTACAAGCTACAGAGCTTCTAGTACAGGTTGAACGTGAGAAAGCACAATTAAGAGCACAAACTGAATCTGCTAAACTTGATTTAGAACGTGAACAAATGCAGTTAGAAAACGCAAGAAAAGCATTAGAGCTTCAACAACAAGAGTTAAAACAAAATACAGAACTAGCTCTTAAACAATTAAAGATTGAAACAGATGCTGCAAATCAAGCTGAAAAAACTAGAGG